CCATCTTCCTCCCGGCCAGCAACGCCCATCGAAAAATACGGTACCGTTAAGACCGAGGGCCCCCGCCCTAACGAGTCCATTGAGGACTACATGTACCGTCTCAAGACTGCTCGAATGGCTGCTGGCCTCTGATGGCCCTCGGATAACCTCGACCTCGCCGCTCGCGGCGATTAGTCGCCTGCACTGCCTCCTGTCGTGCTGCATAGCGCCTGCGACGATACCCCCGAAGGGGCCGCAACCATCGACCCACAAAAAAGCCCCCAGCGGCCTGTATGGCCCTCTGGAGGCTTCTCGCGATCTTCGTCCCGTTGTCCCGCCACCAACTCAACCCGCGCCCTGATCTGCCCAAATGGAACAGCTCCTGGGTAACTCTCTGCCGCTCTCCCAGGACCCTCAGCACCGCCTCTGGTCAGGTCACGATAGTTGCTCGGTTTCAGCAGCGCTTTTCAGCTGGTCGGCGGTGGGGGTGCTGTTACACCCCCACTTTACCCCGGATTCCCGGGGTCACTCGGTCTCGATCACCACGTCGCCAGATGCATTGATCTGCACGTAAGGCACTGATTTATCGAGGATTTTGTGCACAAGCTCGCTATCCCGCATCGGCGGCATGCCGCGCTTTACGAGTAACTTGTTGATTTCTATACATTTTTGCCGGATCGCCTCTTGCTCGGCGTTCGTAAGGCGAATCGTTGCTGGCATTTTCAATTGGTCCATATTGACACCCGTCAATCAGCATACGTGCATGCATGTGATTTGTGTTGACGCATGCAAGTTCAACCGTATACATTCCGCCTCAATGTGATTTGCATGCATGCATGCATCGAGGGGAGCAGGGATGTTTATCGATTGGCTAACGGTGTCTCAAGAGCATCAGCACGACCTTCCGGTTGTGTGCGATGTGATGACCATCACAATCGACACGAACACTAATGAGGTGCTCTCCACCCGACAGCCTCGGTTCAAGCATGAGGCCAGCTATTCCACGTCGGTGACGATCCATGTGCAGGGTCGGAAAGTCCGCGTCGAAGGCAACCCAAGCCGGGTAGGGCGCCTGGACAACCTGTTCGGCTTCTCGACCATCGAGCAGTGTGTCTCGGTCTACAACCAGCTTCTGGCTGAGTACGGCCTGCCGGGCTTCACCCGCTGCACCCGTGTTGATCTGCGGGACGGTGCATCCGGTGCAAAGACCGGTGATCGCGTGGCAGACGGCGCCAAGATCGAACGCATCGACCTCACCACCAACGTATCGGTAGGAGAGGGCAACGTTCTGGCTTATCTGCGCGGCGTGTCCTCCCAGCGCATAGGGCACAGCATCGGCTTTCTTTACCCCAACGGTCGCACCGTCGCCTGGACCCCGAAGGCAACGGCAAAGGCGGGCGCCTCCAGTACCGCAAGGCCTATGACAAGGCTTTCGAGCTGGACGAGAACCTGCTCCCGAAGATTAAGCGCCTCTACGGCGATGAATCCGCCGAGTTCCTGTACGTGCAGCGCGTCCGCGATTACTGCGCCCTTCATGGCGTGGTTCGCATGGAGCAGGAGCTCAAGAACGAATTTTTGCAGCGCGAATGCTTGGCCTATTGGGGCCTCTTTGACGAACGGTGTTTTGCCGAACTCCACGACGAGTTTTTGAGAATTGACGAACGACTGAAGGTGACCGCAATGGACATCGTTTCCATATCCGAACAGCTCTTGGCTGAGCAGATCGTAAACACCACCCGTGCAGCGAACACCACCGCCATGTATGCGATTCAGTGGATGCACGGCCAGCAGTTCGACTTCAACAAGTCCGCCGCCCAAGAGCATGCCGCGCGCCTCAACCGCATCGGCATCAACATCCGCAACGCCTGCGACACCAGCCGCTTCGCGCCCGTCTTCGTGCGTCAGGCCCGCGAAATCACCAAGTCCACCGTGTTGGCCATTCCGAGCTGGTACCAGCGCCCGAACCATCTGCAGGTGGCCGCATGATCGCCGCGACCGTTTCCCTGCTCGCAACCCTCGCTGGTGGCGCCATCGCCATCTACCTCGTGCGTTTGGAGTTCCGCCCATGAATACGGTACCGAATCACGCGCAAGTCGCTCCCGGCCAGCTCGACCATGTTCAGCGAAACGGTACCAAAACCGTCAGCTTCCAAGGCGCCCAGCTCACCAGCGGCCAGCGCCGCCGTCTTCAAGAGCAACAGCAGGCCCGGCCATTCGTGAACCCGGTTCTGCAGCAGCAAGTAAACGAAACCCTGGCAGCGCTCGAAGCTCGCCAGTCCGAGGGCATCAAGCCCGAACGCCAATGGTTCTTGGAACGCCAAGAGCGTGGCACTCCCTGCGTCGCCGACCTGTTCGGCTTTTAAGAGGCAATACCCATGGCTATGACTATCAAGATCGAAACCACCGGCAACTTCCGCACCGGCATCGCCACCAAGTCGCAAAAGCCCTACTGGATGGCCGAAGCCTACGCGCATCTGCCGGGTGTCCCGTATCCGCAGAAGTTCAGCTACTACGCCGCCTCTCAGCAGGAAGTGCTTCCGGTCGGCCATTACGAGTGCGACGTCAGCTGCTCGATCAAGGATGACCGCATTCACTTCGAAGTTGATCCGCGCCAAGGCCGCCGCATTGCGAACCCGGCGCCTGCTGCCGTCGGTCCTGCCAAGGTTGCCGGCTAATCCATGTTCTATATCGCGTGCTCTGAACACTGGACCACTACACCGGAAGGCCAACTTCGGTGTCCAGGCACGCTAACTGAAACGGGCAATCCCGCCCTAACTGCCGATGATTATTCCGAGCTCAAGGACGAAACAATAATCCTGTTCGCCATCATCTTCGGCTTCCTAGTGCTTAAAAAGGCACTTTTCTAGCAAGGAGCTGCACCCATGAAATACATGAACACTGTTCGCAAGTTCGGCCGTCAAGTTGCTGCTGGTTCCGCCATCGCAATGGGCTACGCCGTTTCGGCATATGCCGCTCTTCCTCCGGAAGCTACCGCCGCAACTGGCGATGCCAAGGCTGATGGTATGGAGCTCGGTGGTCTCATCATCGGCGTATTGATCGCCATCGCTGCATTCAAGTGGCTCCGTCGCGCCCTGTGATGTAACTGCGCGCTTCATGTGCCGAAGCATCAAACCCCGCTCCGGCGGGGTTTTCTTTTTCTGGAGAACGATATGGACCCGCTACTTTATGTTTTCGTCATTTCCGTTCTCGCGGTTTATCTTTTGTTCTTTGGGCGGGTTTAGAGCTATGAATAAGTTTGTCTCTAGGTCAGCTATCGCCCTGCTTTCTATTTTGATATCAGGCCTTGCTCATGCAACAGAGTATTATTGGGAGGTTAACAACATCCCTTCTTTGGGACAGTTCTCGACGCCTACCGGTGCATGTCAGGCCTATTGGGCAGCTAACGCTATTACCTATACATTGACCGTCCAGCGTTCTAGCGACACTCAGTTTAATTGTCGCGCCCCTCACGGAACCCTTGCTGTTGCTGCTCGTAGAGGGACTACCTGTTCTGGCTCCTATAATTCGTCAACTGGCATTTGCACTCCGCCACCCTCTGTTTGCGAATCAACGATTGGTCAAGTCATAGTCCACGAACATAAGTTGAAAGAGGCTGTTGGTCAGCCTCTTATTGATCCTCCGGGCTCTGTTTGTGCGAACAGTTGCCAATATGCCTTCGGCTATACAGCGGCGACCAACATCTTCGTTTACAGCAGTGGCGAGCCTTCTGGCGTCTTTGGCTGGTACAACTACACCGGCAATGGCATTCAGTGCACTGGCGACACTCGTAAGGAGCCCGGCAATCCAGCTGCGCAAGAGAATCCCGACGACACTCCCGTTCCCGATCCTGATAACAAGTGCCCGACCGGCTACGTCTGGAACGGCACGTTCTGCTCCAAGGAACCGCCCAAACCCTGCGACCCTGAGGTCGATGTAGGCGGTTGCGGTCCCACCGAGCCTACTGACCCCACTGATCCTACTGATCCCGGTGATGGTTCTGGTGGTGGCGGTGGTGGCGGCGGTGGTGATGGCGACGGCTCTGGTGATGGCGACGGCTCCGGTGATGGCGACGGCTCCGGTGATGGCGGCGGCTCTGGTGACGGCGGCGGCTCTGGTGACGGTGATGGCAACGGGGAGGGCGAGGACAAGGAACCCAGCTCCGTCGCCGGTGAGCTGTGTTCTCAAGCGCTGGCCTGCAAGGGTGATGTCATCCAGTGCGCCATCCTGCGTAAGCAAAAGGAACAGGCATGTGCTTGGAACTACGATGACGCCAAATCCGGCATCGAGACCGCCACTAAAGGCGACTCTTATCAACTTGGCGAGAGTACTGTGAATCTCGGAACCGCATTTAACGAAGCTACTAGTTCTTCGCGGTGGCTTAGTTCATCTTGTCCGTCTCCTAAGTCTGTTTCGCT